GGCTATGACATTATTTTCCGCGATGCAAACGATGTTAAGCGTGTTTATCGTGCCAAAAATCCAACGGCACAGCATCCGTTTATTCGTGTAGATGAAAGTCTGACAAGTCCAGATGGTACGACGGGTGTATATACATCAACGTATGCGAAATTTGCCATGGTTGGCTTGCTTGAGCACATGAATCATATAGACGATTACGAAAATCCTGAAATATTACAATTACCTTTTGATCCCGCGGACCCTGCGAAAAATTGGAAAATCACTGGTACAGGCTCAAGTGTGGTTCGCGGCTGGAGTCGTTGGTACTGGGCAATGTCAGATTTACTGGTAAATAATCCAAGAGATATGAATTCTCCTGCTGCTAGTAATCAAGGCTTTACACTGAGTGGCTCAAAAGACTCTTTTTACTTATTAAATTCTGTTGATAATAGTTTACAATTTAAAGATTTAAAGGGGTGCGGTTTATATCACTCATCCATAGACACGAGCGTAATCCCAAACTGGTTCTTAATGTCGGTTCTGGTCGAAAGTGGTGCTTCAAGTACTGCCCGTGGGACGGAGACTGGTTCTCCATTCGGATTTGGTGAAACACGGTCGCGCTTTATTGCTCCAAGCTATTTACCCGATAACCGACTGAGTAACTCTGCACTGGCTACACCAGTGGTCCCTGATTTTGAATCAGGTGGAAGCAATAAAACTCTCTTTACTGCTAGTAACGTGCCCGCATTAGAGATCCCCTTTTATGATGCAAACAGGTTTTTGAGAGGTACTTTGCCTGTTGTCTGTTATGCCGGTAAAAAGGGAAGTAGCAACACCTTTACAACGCCAATTCTGGCAGATGCAAGTATGTACTTATGGGAGTCGATTACTTCAAACTATGGCGGGGGTATATACTTTTATTTAGGAGAATTAGAATGAAGCCTTGTTCTCGGAAAGTCAGACCCTCATCAAGTTATCTGCAAAAAATCTATTCAGGCCCAATTGTTGCAAAAATACAAGGCTCGATTAAAAAACTTGGTCAGCAATACCAAAATGCAAATGTGGTTTTATATAACAAAGCCAATTTACAACCAATAGCAGTACGAAAGCCTGACGAAAATGGCAATTATAAGTTCTTAGGGTTAAATACAGACCTAAAAACATTTGTAGTCGCATTTGATGCAAACAAGCAATTCAATGCAGTTATTCAAGATAACGTGGTGCCAAAATGAGTAAAACTTCAGTCAACGCTCGGCTTGCTATGATTCAAGCCTTTGCAAATTTTATAGATAGCGGTAGCCAAAGTGCTACCGTTATTTTTTATGAAGGTGTTCAGCCTGCAAATACCGCAGTTGCAGCAGATGCAAATAATGCTCTTGTCACTCTGGTTTTTCCTGAACCCTGCATTAAAGAAACCACGCCTACTTATGTTGAATTGCACCCCACTGATACAGGGTCAGTTATTAAGACTGGCACAGCAACATGGGCACGGATTTATAACGGTGCGGGTGAAGTAGCAGCGGATCTAATTGTGGGTACCGATATATTGCTGGCAAATACCAATTTAGTCGTGGGCGGCACGCTGTCAACCACATCAATAAAATCTTAGACCATAACTAAAAATGGGTGCTCATGTGGATTTTAAAAAGTAAGCTCGGCACCGTTGATGCGCACAACCTAAACCTAAATCTTTAAGCCTGACAATACAAATAGCCACAACATCATTCTCAATTTTTCGAGCATCTAGCCGATGGTTCGAGCAATCTTAATTTTGGGGATGATGTATCTGCAGACATTGATACGGTTTTAGAGACTGATTTTAGCTTTGAAGTCACTGCAATCTATGCTGACAGCGGTGTAAATACGGCAGTCATAGACACGGTACTGGATACTGCATTCAGCTTTGAAGTTGTCGCTGTCTTTAAAGACAATATTGATGTCATCGGGCAGATTGATACAGTCTTAGACGCCAGTTTTAGTTTTGAAATAGTTGCAGAGTTCACTGAAAACCTGTGCACGATTGATACGGTTTTAGATACCGCATTTCAATTTCAAATCGATGCGGTATTCGATATTAATCATATCGTCGGGGTGTCTTATGCGTTTGATGTAGGTTATCAAAAAGCAATCGCTGCATTAAGTGTCACGGAAATACCGTGGGCAAAACCAATATTAAGAGTCTCAAATGAGGCTCTTTTTTATGACCAAGGTTTAGCGCTCAGTCAGCAAGCCATGACAGGTTTTGATCAGTCTGATTCGCTTACACAAGCCGTCAGAATAGAACACGAGAAAGCTACAGGTCTGCAGACTGATGCGTATTTAGTTTGGCAAGCAGGTGACAAGCGATTTATTCATCAAAGCTACTTATTTGATGAAATGCTAAAGCTGCGTATCAATCGAGTCACAGACTGGCACGAAATGATTCGTAAGCGTCGCAATATAACGTATGCGCATGAAGTGGCACACGTCTTTGAAAAACATTTTACTTTTGAGTGGGATAAGGGTTTAGAGCTTGTCACGACTGATGATTTAGCTTGGGAAAAAGCTAAGGCGATTCATTATCGTAAGCATCCAATTCAGCCATGGCCAAAGCCTGAATTACCACAATACGTGGGCACAGGCGACCTAAACTTTATCTGTCTATGCAATGAAGTTGATGCACATAACGTCATTCTTAACTTCGGCGTTGATGACTGTATTCCCGCAATTCCGAATCAAAATTGGTGGTACATCTTGAATAGTTTATCTGTGACACGGCTTGATAATGATGCAGAAATTTTAGTGTATGACGGTAATTATCGTACAGATCGCAGTAGTTGGGCTTGGTCGTATAGCTTAACTGTGCCGCATACTGAAATTGCGAAGTTAGAGCCAATCAATGGACAGCCTGTAATTCTTAAAATTATGGTTAATGGGCATGAGCATCAGATGCTACTTGAGAATCGCACACGCTCACGCAATTTCGGCAATATTACTTATACACTCACAGGTCGCAGTCAAACCGCTTTACTTGATGCGCCGTATGCACCTTTACGTTCATTTTTACAAGAGAATGAGCGCACATCGGTACAACTTGCTCAAGCTGAATTAGACCGTGTTTTTAGCGATACAGTGCTGAATTGGCAATTGATTGTTGATCTAGGTTGGATCGTAGCAAACAACAGTTTAAGTTATTCGAATCTTGCGCCCATCGCAGCGATTAAACTGATTGCAGAAAGTGGCGGTGGTTTTATTTATAGTGAAAAGGGTAGTAATACACTTTCAATTAAACCGCTTTATAAAAAGACATTTTGGGATACATTCACGGTTGATGATTATGACCGCCTTGTACCTGATTCTCTCGTTACCAGTCAGTCCACAGATTATGAGCTTTATCCTGATTACAACGGCATCACACTGACAAATGACAGGACCGGCAAGCAAGCGCAAGTCAAACGCACAGGCACAGCAGCAGACGTGCTACTGCCACCCGAAAACAATCCTTTGTTTGATGTGGTCAGCATGGGGGCGTTCGGTAAAACCAAACTTGCTAAAGCAGGTATGGTTGAAACACACACATTGACTATGCCGATTTCTACAGAAGTCGGGGAATGTGCCCCAGGTGAAGTTTTTGCATTTAATGCCCAGTGGTGGGGCATTGTTGAAAGTGTCAGCGTGTCATTCAGCCATGCCAAAGTGAATCAAACTGTCAAAGTGGAGCGCATAAATCGTGAGTAATGCACTGCAGCGGTTGATTGATTTAATGCCCAAAGCGCCTGAATTTGTGGGGCAAATCACGCATGAAAATCATCCGAATTATAAAGTTTTAGTTGTAGATGGGTCAGGCTTGGTGATGTGTACCAGTACGACCCGCTATAGCGTTGGGTCAACGGTTTTTATTTCAAATGGGGAGATTAAACGCTTGGCGGCAAGCGGTGATGTGGTACAGATTGAAGTGTAAAAATTTAAATTGAGCAAGCGTCCGAAAGGGCGTTTTTTTTATTACCAAAATTTAGGGGGGATCATGCAGGAGCATGAAAAAACATTTTGGATGCTGGTTGTGATCGGGGCTGTCATTGGCCTGTCCAAACTTCTGGTATCTGAGGAAAGGCTAACTGTTCGACTTGTTTTAGGTCGGACTATTTTAGGATCGGCTTCATCCGTTTTGGCTGGTGGGGTCTTATTACAAATTCCGGATATTCATCCACTGGCTTTGATCGCAATTGCATCAGCTCTGGGAATTCTTGGAAGTACATTTATTGAAAACTGGCTTAAGAATAAGGCTGCGAATTGGAGTGTCAAATGAAATTAATTGAACAAAGTGCCTGGAAGTATCTTTCTGTAAAGCTCCCAATTATCGGAGCTTTTTTATTGGGCGTGCTTCCTGTTTTAATTCAAGAGGGCATCAACACACAACTCATTCCGACTGAATACCATGCTATTTT